TCTTGCGTTGGTCTGAATGGGACGCTTCCGAAGGAACACTTAAACTATGGGAGCCAGAACATGACCGCCAAGCAAGTTAGCCGCCGTGAAAGCTACGAAGCCACGATGAAGCGCATGTCTAAACAGTCAAAGCCTAAGCCAGACGAAATCAATGAGCCTACTCACTACGCAAGGTGGGCTATCGAGCCGGTCGAGATGATCATGCAGAACGGCTTGGATTTCTGGAGAGGCAACATCATCAAGTACGTCATGAGAGCTGGCTACAAGCAAGGCAGCTACAAGACGACACGAGAGGCAGAGATTGCCGACCTAAACAAAGCAGCTCGCTACATCGAGATGCGTATCAACCAACTCCAAGGCAAGGACATAACAGAATGAACAACAGCATCCGAGAGCTGCCCACTGACTATCAGAACTTTATAGCCTACTCCCGATACGCACGTTGGATGCCGGAAGAGGGTCGCCGAGAGAACTGGGGTGAGACTGTTGAGCGTTTCATCGAGAACATCTGCCGCCCTGTTGCGGGTGTAACCTCCAAGGATCTGTCGGAGCTGCGCGATGCAATCCTCAACCTTGAGGTGATGCCATCGATGCGAGCCATTATGACTGCCGGTGAAGCCTCACGCCGAGACAACACATGCATCTATAACTGTTCTTACCTGGCGGTCGATCACCCTCGTGCATTCGACGAGGCTATGTTTATCCTGCTGTGCGGCACTGGTGTCGGCTTCTCGGTGGAACGAGAGTACGTCAACAAGCTGCCGTGTGTACCAGCAAGCTTAGCCGGTAGCGACGACACGATCGTTGTGCAGGACAGCAAAGAGGGCTGGGCCAAGGCCTACCGCAAGCTCATCAGCTCGTTGTATACTGGTGACATTCCTAAGTGGGATGTGAGCAAGGTACGCCAGGCCGGTGCCCGACTGAAGACCTTCGGAGGCCGCGCCTCGGGCCCTGAGCCACTCGACCAGCTCTTTCGCTACACGATTGAGAAGTTTCAAGGCGCAGCCGGTCGCAACCTCAATGCCTTTGAGTGTCACTCGATCATGTGCAAGGTAGGTGAGGTGGTTGTCGTCGGTGGTGTACGCCGGTCAGCAATGATTAGCCTCAGCAATCTGCAAGACGACAAGATGCGTACAGCCAAGAGCGGCAACTGGTGGACCGACCGGCCTGAGATGGCGTTGGCTAACAACTCTGTCGCCTACACACAGAAGCCGGACATGGATGCCTTCCTGAAGGAATGGCAGAGCCTTGTCGAGAGCAAGAGCGGAGAGCGTGGCATCTTCTCACGCATCGCAGCTCAAGAGCATGTCGCCTCACACGGTCGTCGTGACCCTGAGCATGAGTTCGGCACTAACCCGTGCAGCGAGATCATCCTGCGCCCTAATCAGTTCTGCAACCTCACCGAGGTCGTTGTCCGAGCCACGGACACCGAGGCAACACTGAAGAAGAAGGTGCGCTTAGCGACCATGCTCGGCACGATCCAATCAACCTACACGGACATGCCGTACCTACGCCCCATCTGGTCGAAGAACACCGAGGAGGAGCGTCTGTTGGGTGTGTCGTTAACAGGGATAATGGACAATGAGATTACTAGCAAACCGACTGAGAAGTTCCTTAACAGGCTTCGTGACCTCGCTGTATCGACGAACAGCAGTTATGCTGAGCAGCTTGGAGTTAGTCCATCTGCGGCCATCACTTGCGTCAAGCCTTCTGGCACTGTATCGCAGCTTGTGGATAGTGCTTCTGGCATTCATGCTCGTCATAGCGGTCAGTATGTACGCACTGTTCGGGGCGATAACAAAGATCCTCTCACGCAGTTCATGATGGACCAGGGCGTACCCAACGAGCCCTGCTTCATGAAGCCTGACAACACGACTGTCTTCTCATTCCCAGTCAAGAGCCCCGAGGCTGCAGTCACTCGCAATGACATGACTGCCCTCGAGCAGCTCGAGCTGTGGAAGACATATGCTGTGCATTGGTGTGAGCATAAGCCCAGCGTCACCATCTCGGTGCGTGACGATGAGTGGATGCATGTAGGTGCTTGGGTGTACGACAACTTCGATCTACTGTCCGGCATCTCATTCCTGCCACACTCAGATCATAGTTATAGACAGGCACCCTATCAGGATGTCGAGAAGAAGATCTGGAACCAGGTCGCTCGGCAGATGCCCAAAGAGATCGACTGGTCTCAGCTCGCTGCATATGAGGAAGGCGAGGACAACACAGCCGGAAGCCAGACGCTAGCTTGCTCTGGTGATAGCTGTGAGATTGTAGACATATAAGAGAGTGTGCAGGGGCAAGACGGTATCCACTGATGCTTCCCTAATGACAGGCCGCTGGACTGCACTGACAGGCCCCTGCACTTATTCTTATATAGGCAATATGCCCATACTTACAACGGGAACAAAGAGAGACCGAAGTCGTAACGACTTATGTCCACCCTAAGGAGAGTTTCCCCTTGTAGTCTTATGAGGGACTGCCGACCAGGCATATGATATGGACTTCGGACCAGGCATATGACGCTGCTCAGGATGTGCTGTCGTCTTCTTATGTGGTAAGTCTCAGGACTACTCAGGTGGCTCTCAGGTAGCTTCTAATGGCTTCTCAGGACTACTTAGGTGGGGATACTCTGGTGGTACTTAGGTGGTACTTATGGGGTAAGCCCCGATTTGTACTGCAAAGAAATAGCCTTGTCCCATCAATTGTCAGATCGTCAATCGTCGGTCATCTAAAATGTCAACGGATACAACATCCGATAACCATCACCCCTAACGATATCAATAGCTTAGCTCTTCATGGGTCCCCTATTGACCAAAAGAGGCCCCCCCGGGTCTTTTATTAGGTCGATTTCAAAAGGCCGCTAAAGGGTTTGTCGTTGTTGTTGTTGTTAGACCTCTTTCGTGAGAGCCCAAGATTCTACATATGGAGCACTTATCATGGCACTAGAGAATGCCACCTACATCTCAAGCCTCAACAGTTCGAACCCAACGTCTACTGATGGCCTCGCCCAGGCAGACGACCACATCCGACTGATTAAGGCAGTACTGCAGAGCACGTTCCCCAACATCAACGCAGCCATGACCGCTACTGATGAAGTACTCAACGGTCTTGACGCTCGTGTTACCGACCTAGAGGCACTCGACCCAATCCCAGCCGGTGAGACCATGCTTTTCTTTGAAGCTGATGCCCCCACAGGATGGACGCGGGTTACCACCCAACACGATAAAGCCCTGCGTGTTGTAAGTTCCACTGCTGGTGGAGCTGACGGTGGCAGCGTGGCGTTCAGCTCGGTGTTTCAATCCAAGACCCCTACTGGTTCCATAACAGTCAACGTAGCCTCTCACCCGCTGACTAAGGCTCAGATCCCAGACCACACCCACACCTATAAATACAACAATGGACACTCCAACAGTAAGACTGCTGCCTTCAGTGCCGGTTTCGTCCTTGCTGCCAGCTCCCACCGAGAGCTTAGGCATACCGCGAGTAACGCAACTAGTGACAGTGTTGTCATAGGATCGCCGGATCTAACCCCCACGGCTCAGGGGCACACCCACCCAGGTTCGACAGGTACCTTCTCAGGTAATGCTCTGGACTTTGATGTCGAGTATTGTGATGTCATCCTGGCGCGTAGGGACGCATAATAATGAAGATTGAAGTAGAGCCAAACTGTCCCCTAGATAAGTTTAAACCATGCCGCCAACACAAGTGCGCTTGGTTTACTCAGGTAAGAGGCACCGACCCCAACACTGGCAAAGAAGTCGATGAATGGGGATGCGCGATGTCTTGGATGCCTATGTTGATCCTAGAGGGCGCAGCGCAGTCTCGTTCTACAGGGGCTGCTATCGAGAGCTTTCGCAATGAAGTGGTGAAGGCGAACCAAGACAGTCTAAAGGTACTGGCTGACCAGTTCCCGCCCCTGACCCTGAAAGATAAGCTAATAGAAGGTTAATCACTCATGGCTATATTACCCATCCGCGACCTTGGCAGTGCCGGAACGGTAACAGATGTAAGCCCATACAACCTTCCTTTGAATGCTTTCTCGCGGTCGGTAAACATCCGCTTTGATGAGGGCAAGGCTCGCCGGTCTCCAATCTTTCGGACCATGCTTCCTAACCTGACATTCACACCTCGCTTCTGCTTTGGTATCGTTCCGTCTACAGGCTTTGACACTGTCGTTGTCGCCTCGGATGACTACCAACTACACGAGTACGTCTCAGGCGGCATGAACAATCGTTCTGGTTCCATATCCTCGAATGTAGACCCCCGCCCCTTTACGTCTACGCAGTTAGCGAATGTATCCTACGTCAATCGCCCTGACAAAGTACCCAGCTTCCGAGGCCCAGGCGGCACTAACTTTGCTGCCCTTAACAACTGGCCTAGCACCTACCGCTGTGAAGCTTTGCGGTCGTTTGGTGACGTTCTGATTGCACTGAACACGACCGAGGGTGCAACCTCGTATCCTACGCGAGTGCGTTTTTCCGACATTACATTGTCGAACACTGTTCCGAGTACTTGGGACGAAAGCGACACCACCGCCTCAGCAGGTTTTAACGACCTAGTGCAAATGGATACACCCATTGTTGATGGCGGTACTCTTGGTTCCAACTTCATAATCTACAGCTCCACGCAAGTTTGGCTGATGGAGTTTACCGGCGGTACCTTCTTGTACAACTTCCGTAAGCTTTACACTGACTGCGGTTTGATTAACCAGAATTGCTACACAGAAGTTGACGGAAAGCATTTCGTTTTCGGCCCTCGAGATATATACGTTCATGACGCTACATCTAAGCAGTCTATATGCGACGAGCGTGTTAAGCAGTTTATCTACCAAGGCCTCAACGTCTCCAAAGCTGACAGGTGCTTTGTTCACCACAGCTCAGATCTAAACTTGATTTACTTCTGTTATGTGTCAGGTGACGAGCTTGTCGGCTTTCCTAATACGGATCGGTGCAACCGAGCTGCCGTGTATAATTATAAGAATAATACCTGGTCGTTTGCCGATTTGCCTGATGTGGCTTCAGCAAGCTTGGCTAACGTCAACACAGTTGAAACCTACGGCACGGCCTCCGGCCTAACTTACAACACTGTAGGCGGCTCATACTACGATCAGGAAGACAGCTTTGCTCGCCACTCTGTATTTGTAGGCCCCAGCAGTTCTGCCAACGGCATTACAAGTAACAAGATATACGTCATGGACTTAGCCGATGATGGTCAGGTGACTTTTAGCTACGACACGGAAGCTAATAAACCAGCCGTATTAGAGCGTGTAGGCATTGACCTAGATGAGGCTCAAAACGAGCTGAGAGGCTATAAGAACATTAGCCGCATCTACCCTCAGGCTATGACAAAGAACACTGACGACACTACTCTGTCGTTCCAGTTTGGGGCTGCGGATGTGCCTAACGAAACACCTAACTACGACAACGCAGTCACCTTCGATCTTAACCTCGACTACAAGATCGACACCAGAGCTGCCGGTCGATACCTGAGTTACAAGATTACAGTCGTCGATCAGAAAGACTTTGAGTTTAGTGGCTTTGATTTAGAAGTAACCGCCACCGGACGGAGGTAGTACCATATGGCTATCAATGAAAAGCAGGACTTGATCGTCAATAACTACACTCGTGGGCAATACCCAGTCCTCAGCGAAGACGATGCTCGGCGTTATATACAAGACGAGCTGCAGCGGATTGAGGTTTTCTCGAGACAAGCCGCTGAGGCTTCAATCCAAGTGGCTGACCAAGCCCCCAATAACCCTTTGAAGGGCATGGTGCGTTATGCCGTTAGCCCTTGGGACCCATTAGGAAATGGCACGACCGGCCTAATGGTTTACAACGGCACCGCATGGGTCGCCGTATAGACCGCCTGGCACCGGCTTTAGCCCTCGGTGATGAGTACAGATCATTTCTTAAGCACAAGGCCGACCAGGAAGCCTTCCGAGATGCGCTTATGCGTTTCCAGGGGGCAGTAGAAGAGAGCGATGACCGTCTAGGGCACAACGCAATGGCTGCGATGGTACCTGTTACGCATAATTTTGCGGATGGTCAGTATATAAGACAAATGGACATGGCGGCTGGCACGATTGTTGTCGGTCATATACACGCCAGAAACCACCCCTACTTCATTACCAAGGGTGATTTGTCGATAATAACAGAACAAGACGGAGAGCAGCGGATACAGGCCCCTCACAACGGCATAACATTAGCCGGAACCAAGCGTATCTTATACGCGCATGAGGACAGTACTCTGATTACGGTACATCGAACCGACAATCTTGACGTTAATGAGATTGAACGTGAGGTCCTGGCTAAGAGCTTCGATGATCTCGAGCTCACTCCAATGCAAACCGAGCACATAGAGGCTCTCATAAATAAAATCGGAGAAAGCAAATGAGTTTTGCAATAACAGCAGCAGTAGTAGGCGGCGCAGCCTCTTATGCTGGAGCCAGCAAGCAAGCAGATGCCGCAGATGCCGCCTCACGCCGCCAAATGGCTGGCTTTGAGCTGTCTAAACCGTTTGTGGAACGGATGTACAGCAACTCGGAGGATTATCTTAACGATAGTCTGCAGAGTGGTAATTATAAGGGCCAAACATTAGCGGGTTTTAACCCGTTCTCCCAGCAAGGTTACAACTATCTCGGTAACACTTCTCAGCAGATGATGGGTCAACCTGCAAACTTCATGCAGACGACCGGCAATTTCGCTAACAACGCTGCAGGTTTGTACGACCAGGCTCAAAGAGGCCAGACTTTAGCTAACGCGACTGCATATGCCACCAACCCTGCCAACTATGGTTCCCTTTTGGATGCAGCAATGCGCGATGACACGCGCAGACTGCAAGAGCAGACGCTGCCTGGTATTAACCAGTCTGCCATGGCTACTAATAATGCCAACAGCTCTCGCGCTGGTGTCGCTGATGCGATTGCTCGTCGCTCTTACGATGATCGTCGGGCTGATGTTGGGGCTAACATTCAGCAGCAACTGATGGACCGCAGCATTCAACAGCAGAACCAAGATTATTCTAATGCAGTCTCGGCTAACAACAATCTGGCTTCGATTTACGGCAACGCATTCGGTATGCAAGGTCAAATCGCCGACCGCATGACGGGTGCAGGTGCTGGACTACAGGCGCGTGAGGCTGCTGAGCTCCAAGATCAGCGTACTCGTTTCGAACAAGACCGCGATTTCGGCATGGATCAGTATATTAAGTATAACGCTGGTATTCTGAACAACGCACAGATGCAATCACCCCAGAACCCTGTCATGAACACTGTCGATCCGACTGCTGCGGCACTTGGTGGCGCAATGTCTGCCTATGGTTTAGCCGGTGGTTTCAATCCAAGCTCGGGCAATGCCTTCAGCAACTTACAGTCAGGTCCCACGGCAACAGCAAACGGTCAAACGTATGCCCAACAAGGTAATGGTCGATTTGTGAACCAACGCTTTGTAAACTTGGGAGGAAACTAAGATGGCAATTCCTTTACTTCCTTTGATATTAGGCACAGGTGCCTTAGGAACAGCCGGAGCAGCTCTTTACGGCTCAGGAGGCCCTGAGCAACAGCCCTCTAATGTCCCACCAGCGTTGCAGCCAAACACGGCAACCCCAATGCCCATGCTAAACAATCCGTCAGCAATGGCTCGCTTTGGTGTCCCAATGGCACCAGTGCCGCCGAAGCAAAACATCGGAACTAACGAGATGCTTGCACGAGCTGGTGGCGCGATTATGGCGAATGCCTCAAAGGGAGGCCCTGCTGCTTATGGCGCAGGTCTTGAAGCCTACGGCTCGATGATGGACAAGAACCGCGAGCTGGAACGCTTAGGTGCTGTCGATCAGTACAATGCTGCTGTCGCTCAGCAGCAAGCTGCAGCGAAAGCTGGATCCCCTGTTGCACCAATGGGTGCTGATTACACTAACGCAGCCCTAACAGCCATTGAGAAGATAGAGAACGCTGTAGCTCATGCTGAAGCGTCCGGCGCGAACCCGTTTGATGACGTTACCGGAATCATGGGATCTCTCATGAAGAACCTTTCGGGATCTAATGCTCATGACGTTGAGACTTTAATTCAGACTGTCGTGTCGTCAATTGGTTTCGACAGGTTGCAAGCCATGCGCGATGCTTCTCCTACTGGCGGCGCATTGGGTCAGGTATCTGAGCGCGAACTCGACCAGCTTAACGCCTCTATCGCTAACTTGAAACAGTCACAGTCACTGGGTCAGTTCAAATCCAACCTGGCGATCGTCAAGGCACAGCTCCAGCGCACTGTTGCTGCTATCAACGCTCAGGTCATGGCCTACAACCAGATGCAAGGCTATGGCTCAGGTAATGTCGTTACGTCCGGCAATGTAGTGCAACCTGCAGTACAAGCTGCCCCTGCAGCTCCTGTTGCTGCCCAGCCGCAAGCCGCCGCGCCTATTGCTAATCCAGCTCCCGCTGCTGCTCCTGCAGCTCCTGGCATCACTAATATGGCACCAGCAGCTCCTGCAGCTCCCCAAGGCACATCCTATACGACCGGCAACGGCGTAACTGTAACTCGCGTCCCGTAGCAGTCTAACTCCCCCTAATCATTTTAAGAGCGAGGTGCTTATAGATGGCAATCTATGAGATCAATGGTGCTCGTTATGAAATTGACGACACCAATCTGACTAAACAACAGCTCGACGGAGCTATTGAAGAGATCGCAGCCCAACCTCAAGACAGTGCTTTAGGATACAGTGTCGATCAGTTACAGATGATGATGGGTAAGGGTGCAGAGGCTCTGGGTGACCAGCTCGGCTTTGAGGGCTTAAAGAGCTTTGGTAGCAATGTAGTCGATCAACAGCAGCAAGACATTGCTCGTGGTAATTACCAAGCTCAATACACTGGATCACTCTTAGAACAAGATAGTATCGGCGATGCCGCTGGATGGCTCCTAGAAGGTATGCAAGCTAATGCTGCCTCTGGTGGATTTGCCCTGGCAGGTACCGCCGCCGCTGCCGTAGCTGGGCTTGTTAGCGCACCGGCAGCGTTACTTCTGGGAGGCGCAACCCTCGCTGGTTCCTTCTTAATGGGAACAGGCGAAAGCGCATTAGAACAAGAAGAAAAGACAGGAAGCTACGACAGCTCTGTTGCCTTAGGCACAGGCGCAATCATTGGCTTCTTAGATCGGTTCGGTGCCGGTCGCGTATTCAGCCCAAGTGATTTGGGCAAGATGTCAGTCAAAGAGCTTTACGAAAATCTAGCCAAGAAAGGCTACACCGAGGCAGCTCAAGAAGTTGCAAAAGAAATCGGCAAGAAGGCCGCGGCTGAGGGTGTAACCGAGGCAACACAAGAAGGCGCAATCATGGGCTCTGCCGCCAGCCAAGGTGGTCAGTACACAGCCGGTGAAGTGGGCAACCGCCTAGTCGATGCTGCCGCGCTCGGTACCGGCTTTGGTGGTACTGCCGCAACAGCTCAAACGACTGTGCAAGGTGCTGCTCAGGCGGCTGGCTTTGCTAAGTCTTCTACACAGCGTCAAGCTGATAACGTCAACGGTGCCGCTGCAGCTTTACTTGATCGCGGTATGGAAACGGGCGACCAGGCTCTAATCGACAAGGCCAACGAGATTGGCTTTGCGGTTGAAGCTGCTAAGAATGGCGACACAGATCCTCTTAAGAAGCTTGCAATCGAAGAAGAAGCTGCACTGGATCCGACCGAGCTCGCTAAGGCTAGCTTTGCACACCGCTTGAATGAAATCATTGAAGATGGCCCAGCCGGTGGCGGGGAGTATGATGTAGACGAGCTGAACGTCGAAAGTCAGCAGGGATCTCGCGCACTGGTCGAGGCAGCTCAACAGTCTATTGCTGGGCGCATTAGTGAGCTTAAGGGCATACTAAAACAGGGAGGCACCCTGTCAGATGGCACTCAGTACGCCGGTCTCGACCCGAAGAATGCCAATACCTTTGACGAGGTCATGAAGCGTGTCGAGGCAATGGTCGCCGTGAAAATGTCAAAGAACAAAGTCAAGAAGTCCATCACTAACAGTCAACTTGAAAAGATCATAGAACTTGTTGGCGACACACAAGAAGGCAAAGAGCTGGTCAATCTGATCCGCGAAAGCCTTGTTATGACTGACGTACACAACCAAGGCTATGTAGGAGGCTTAAGCCAATTCACTGAGAAGCTGAACCCGCTTGCCCCTACAGGAAGTTACAACACATCAGCACAAGTCCAGGCCGCAGTTCGTACTGCGCTGACTGCTGCGGGTGCTGCCGGTACTGGTGGTTTGTCATTGCTCGCCCAAGCCGGTGTTGTCGGCTTCGGTCGTTTCTATGACAGTCTTACAGGTGAGCGCAGCTCAGTAGGTAAGTTCATTACAGACAATGAGACTGGCAATAGACTGCCTGAGCCCGGGCCCCCGAGCATCATCGAAGACCAGGCCGCAGTTCAACAACGTCAAGAACAAGCTGCCGCAGCTCTTCAGCCGATCATGGATCAGCAAGAGCAGGTATCAGGCGGTGCTGTCGCTCAGATCATGGATGTCGCTCAAGGCCGCTTAAACATCCCTATAACAAAGCAGGATTATGACACGGCTCTTGATGGTTTAATCGAGCGTATAACTGATTCTCAGGCCAAGCAGATCTTCCAAGACATCAAGGATCGCAAGTACGGCGATCAGATGCCGCAAGAGGCTATGGCTATTCTCACGCAAGAGATCATGGCTAATAAAGAAGGTGACGCACAGGCTGCACAAAACCGGCAGCGCGAATCCCAAGAAGCCATGATTGCTATGGCTCAACGTATGGCGATCGAGCAAGGCAAGGCTGACAACCGCGCAGCGGTAAACCAGCTTCTGGACCAGCTCAACGCTGACAACGTGATCAACAAAGGCCACAAGGCTCAGCTCCAAAGTGCCTTGTCAGGTACCTTCCTGCGTGACCTCGGTCGCAACCCGATGGCGACTGTCGAGAATACCGTCAAGGATCTACAGGACAATGGTGTACCGCAAGAAGCGATCGACACCTACATCATGCCCTACGCCCAGCGCGTTGCAGGTCAGCAGGACGCTCGCCCTCAAGAGTTTATTGACGAAAGTAGGGTATTGGATCCTATGGATTTAGGCGATGAGCGTGATGCAACAATCCTAGATATTTATCCAGACGACGATAACGCACAGGCTCCTTATAAAGCGAAGAGCTTGAAAGACGCAGCGGAGTGGTTGTTCGATAACCTATATGTACCGCATTATGGAACACGCGAGCCCCTCGAATACACGCCGGAGAACAAAGAGAAGATTGCGCGTAAGATGGTTGCAGAAGCCATGCGAGCTCTTGAGTCGGATAACAACGCTATCGGCTGGTATGATCGCACCCTGCGCCGCGCTAAATCAGTTCTCGGCCTGATTGAACCTTTGGCTGTGCAGAGTAATAACCCCGACACACTGACAGCGTTTAATGTTGCACTGGCAGTAACTTCTAACGGAACAGCCGTTACAGATAACTTCGAGTATGCTGTCGAGGCTTTTCGCTTTTACAAAGAGAATGACAAGTTCCCTGTGAAAGAGTGGAACAAGGGCGGTGAGCGGCGCAAGTCAATGCGCGATGCTTTCGCTTTCTTTAACGCCTATCAGAAAGCCCGAGACACGGGTAAGTTTGATATGCCGATCGGTGAGTTCCTGTCGAAACAGTTTACTGTTAAAGAGCTCGAGTTGTTTATTGCGTCATTCAATGACCGTTATAACACGAACATCAAAGTTCCTAGTTCCGAAGGCAAAGCTGTCTTAGTGAACGGCAGCTACATTATGGGCCCGAAGATTGGACAGGGGTTCTACCAGAACCTTACAGGTAACTTCGATCCTCTTACGACAGACATCTGGTGGATGCGTATGTGGAACCGTATGGTCGGTCGTCCATTTGCTACACCAATGACTGATGCAAAGATGCAGGAAAACAGAGATAAGATTGCCTCTGAAATGAAAGCTGCAAAAGGCGATAACAAGCAGGTCATCAATGAAGCTCTCAAGGAAACAGGCGAGACCCGTAAAGGTTTGTACTCCGACCCTGATCGTTTCGATGTATTTATTGAAGCTTTAGATAAAGCATGGCAGCGTTACTATAAGAAGTACCAGAAAGAAAACGGCAGGAACCCAGAAAAGCCTCAGCTCTTTAAATCAACAGGTACTCACGTTAAGAACATGGGGCCTCAGCTCCAAGAGCAGCCCAAGAATACCAGCGAGCGTATATTTATCCGCGACACTGTAAATCGGGTTAAAGAATTACTATCTCAACAAGGTATCGACATCGAAACGGCTGACTTCCAAGCCCTGATGTGGTATCCAGAGAAACGCCTGTTTAGGTCACTGGGTGTAAAAGGTGGTCGTGGTGAAGATAATGACTATCTAGATGCAGCCCGTATCTTAGCAGAGAAAGAAGGTATTTCGAATGACCAAATCGAAGAAGCACTCGCCGCAGCAGAGCGAGGACCGGACGGAAACAATCCTGGGCCAGGTGCCGGACAGCAAACTGGAAGACTTGATAGTGGGCCTGGTAGACTTAGCCAATTCACGGACCTCTCCCAGCAACCCGAGCTCCCAGGAATCCTCTCCCAGCGAGCAGGTGATAATTCCCAACTCGCCCAGCCCGTACAAGAAGTAGTAGTACCTACAACTCGTCAGGTTGCAGCGCAGAAAGAAAACGCCGCGCCTCTCTTTGAGGTAGGTAAGCCTGGCAGTCCGTATGAAAATGGTATTAAGAAAAGATCAGATCTTGAACGGCTAGCTAAAGCTCTTGGCATTGCTTTCAAAACTGTTTCGTCCATGGCAGGTATGAACCGAGAGGCGGGAGGCAACATTAACAAAGGTGGTACTGCGTTAGGTTTTGCCAGTATATCAAAGCGGGGTCAAAACGCTCCTAAGATTGTTTTAATGGAGCCTGGGTACCCGAGGCGTACAAAGAGTAAAGACGCAACGGTTCAAACAGAAGGATCGTTCACAACGGCACTCGCGCATGAAATCGGTCATGTGCTTGAGGCTCTGCCTATAGTAGAAGCTAAAACTGCAACTCCAGAAAGCGTGTTGAACGCTTATGATCCGCAAAGGGTAAAAAGCCCCATTGCCACAGACTTGTATTATGTCCACTCGGGTTCGTTTAGGGATACTCTATTAGACCTTGTTAAGATGTCGAAGGGAAAGACTAAAGATAACTTCGAAAAGGCTGATTTAATCGTTAAAGAGATCGAGGACTTACAAGACTTCGGTATGATCAATGTCGATGCCGGTGATGGGACACTTGTTCCTACGTTTGTTCGAGGCCCGTTTGGAGCTGATCCAGCGGCTTACGCGGACGCTTCGACAGCAGCGTTTGAAGAATTGAAACAAGCAGAGATAGAAGCTGGAGCTGATCCTAGAAGGTTTTATAGCACCGCTGAATATCGGGCTAAGGCGTTTGAATCGAGCAGAAGGTTTCGAGACAGCTATACGCGCAACCCAGCCGAGTTTGCTGTAGACCCGATCTGGGTCTACTTAATGGATCCTAAGTTTGCCAAAGAAACTATGCCAAACACTACAGAGTTCATTCGTTTGGCTCTAAACAATAGTGCCTTTAGCAGGGACACGATCAAGTTCTACTCATCACCTATGGCAACAATCATCGCCGCAGCGTTGGCGATACTCGCAGCCAATGGCGGTGAGGAACCAGAAGAGCAGCCTCTCCCATCAGGCGTATTGTCGCCACAAGGGCAGGGAGCTCTCTCGGTTATATGACCGTTAAAAAGAAATACCCTCAGCGAGCTCCGAAACGGAACTACTTTACCGAGTTAAGTAAGACCGCTGAGGGCCGCGCTAAACGTGCGGAGTGGGCTAAAAAGCCACGCAAGAACCCTGGCAGACCGGCTGGTGTCCCTCATGGTTACACCAAAGAAACCATTGAGCCGCTGCGAGCCAAAGCCAAACAAGAAGCAGAAAGGTTTGTACAGATCATGTCAGACAACGGCGAAGCCCCAGAAGATGATTTCGCTAAAGAAGCCCTCAAGACAGCGGTCGAAGTAATGCGCGTTCCTGGTGAAACCAGGGAGCGTCTTGCGGCGGCTAGGCTTGTCTTGGACTTCACTAAGCAGAAACCAGCATCAAAGTCCGATGTAACTATCGGCAAAGCAGAAGGCTTTTTAGAAGGCCTACTGGAGCAGGAAGAAGAGAGCACTACGGATGGACCAGAAGCTGCAAAAGATACGGAAGCGACTGTACACTGACTTCCCGTACTACGCTAACGCAGCTCTAAAGATCCGTACTAAGCAAGGTGACATCACCCCACTTAAGCTCAACCAAGCACAGGAGATACTCGACAAAGCAGTTCAAGCTCAGCTCGATACTGAAGGTAAGATCCGAGTAATCATTCTGAAGGCCCGACAGCAGGGTCTGTCCACCTACACGGGTGGCTACCTCTATTATTCAGTGTCGCAGCAGAAAGCACGAAAAGCGATGGTGGTTACACACCACGCTGATAGTACTCGGGCCCTGTTCGATATGACCAAGAGGTTTCATGAGCACTGCCCAGAGATACTTAAGCCCCATACTAAGTACTCAAGCAGAAGGGAATTGTCTTTTGATATACTTGACTCATCTTTCGTTGTTGCCACAGCGGGTGGCGACAGTGTCGGTCGCGGAGAGACACTTACACACGTTCACTGTTCAGAGCTTGCATTCTGGCCCAAGTCTAATGCTGAAGAGGTTTGGAACGGCTTGCTACAAGCGGTACCGAATGCTCCTGGCACTGCTGTATTCGTCGAGAGTACCGCGAATGGTGTAAGCGGCATCTACTACGATCTATGGCGAGGAGCTGTAGAAGGCAAGAACGGCTTTGTGCCGGTCTTCATACCTTGGTATGCGGATCCGACATATCGAGAGCCTGTGCCTGATAAGTTTGAGCGAACACCCGACGAGATGGAGCTCGCCGATCTGTATGATCTGGATGATGAGCAGTTAATGTTTCGTCGCCGTAAAGTAGCTCAGAACGGGCTCGACCTGTTTAAGCAGGAATACCCCAGCGAACCTGAGGAAGCTTTCCTGACGACAGGTCGGCCCGTGTTTGACCTAGAGAAGCTGCAAAAGCACTTAAAAGAGACTAGGGATGTTGAAGAGCGTCTGGCCTTGGAAGGCGAAGACTTCGTCAAGCATATGCGAGGCGAGCTTACGACATATAGAAAGATAGACCCAGGCGAGCAGTACATTATAGGTGCTGACGTTGCCATGGGCGTGAGCCGAGGTGACTACTCAGTCGCCCAAGTCTTGGACAGTAAAAAGCGACAGGTCGCTACCTGGCGCGGCAGGGTTCACCCTGACTATTTTGCTGATGTTCTACGCGCCCTCGGTTACTTCTACAACGAGGCGAGGCTTATCGTTGAGAATAATGGTCACGGCATCCTAACGTGTACGCGCTTAGGTAAGGATTACGCTTACCCTAACTTCTACACGGAAGTGCAGGTCGATAAGATTACCGACAAAGAGACAATCAAGCTTGGCTTCTCAACTACCGCAAGAACCAAGCCGCTAATTATTGACCAGCTTCGGGCTTCTCTAAGAGAGGACGAGCTGGAGATAAACGACAAAACAACACTAAGAGAAATGCTTACTTACATCGTCACCGACAGTGGGTCGATGGAAGCGGAGCCAGGCTGCTTTGATGATTGTGTGATGTCACTGGCGTTAGCCAATCACATACATGAAGGCGCATGGGATCCAATCGATTCAACCGATGATTACTATAGGGATATGGTCTAAATGGCAGACATAAAATCATACAGTGAAATGTCCGACGCAGAGATCACTAAGATCGTTGAGACTAACATCCGCCGAAGTGTGGGTTATTACGATAGCGAGATCTCAACGGAACGCCGCAGAGTAATCGAATACTACAACGGCAAGCTTCCCAAGGCCCCTGAAGGCAAAAGCAAGTATGTGTCTATGGATGTATACGACAGTGTCGAGGGTCTAAAAGCTAGCTTGCTAGAGACGTTTGCTGCTGGTAACCGCATTGTGAAGTTTGCGCCGCAAAACCCAGACGATGTATCTAAGGCAGAAGTCTGCAGTGCTTATACTGACTATGTTTGCTTCCGGCAGAATGATTTGTACTCTGTCATGAGCTCAGTAATCCACGATGGTCTCACCGCCCGAGCTGGTGTTGCCAAGGTTTACTTTGAGACCAGTGAAGAACAAGAAGAGCAAGAGTTCAGCAACCTTACACAAGACGAGCTGGACATGCTTTTGGCTGACGATGGTGTCGAGCTTGGTGACAGCGAGACGGACGACTTTGGTCTGATGAGTGGTAACGTATATGTTACCCGTGACACCAGCCAGGTTAAGATTGAAAACATCGCGCCGGAAGAGTTTCTAATCGAGCCTCAAGCTCGTGCGCTACACCCTGACTTCATTAACTTCTGTGCCCACCGCACTCGCAAGACACTCAGCGAGTTGCGTGACATGGGATACGACGAAGACAAAATCAGCAAGCTTAGCGATGCCGATGGTGTCGAGATGGAAACAGATCCTGAAATCCTAGCTCGCCACGAAGGCACCGGCTCCGACCGAGGGTTTAGTGCCGAAGGGTACCAAGACCAAGTACGTCAAGTGATGTGCTATGAAGCTTACATCCAGCTAGACAAAGAAGGCACCGGAACAGCTCGTCTTTATCGAGCCTTCATGGCGGGTACTACGCTGCTCGACTGTGAGCTCGCAGACCGCATTCCCTTTATCGCTTTTGTACCAATCCCGATCCCTCACGCCTTCTTCGGTAGCAACTTCGCCGAGAAGCTTGTCGCCACGCAGAATGCTCGCACGGTACTTACGCGCTCTATCCTAGATCACGCCGCGATTACCAACGCGCCTCGCTACATGGTTACAAAAGGCGGTTTAACCAACCCGCGTGAATTGATTGACAACCGTGTAGGCGGCTTAGTTAACGTGACGCGGCCCGATGCTATTCAGCCGATGCCGCAAGCACCTCTTAATCCGTTCATCTTCCAGACTATTAAGATGCTGGACGAAGACAAAGAGGACACCTCAGGTGTGTCACGTTTGAGCCAAGGCACGAACAAAGATGCTGTAAGTAAGCAAAACAGCAGTGCGATGATCGAGCAGTTGGCCTCAATGAGCCAGACCCGTCAGAAGATTATTGCTCGCAACTTTGCCAACCAGTTTATCAAGCCGCTCTTCCACGAGGTGTATCGCCTTTGCGTCGAGAACGAGGACTACGAGAAGATTATTCAAGTAGCCGGAGACTTCATAGCGGTAACACCAGGCGACTGGGAGCAGAAGCGCGATGTTATGGTTGAGCTGAAGCTCGGCTACGGAGAGGCAGACAAAGAAGCTCAGAAGCTTGCAAACCTGCACGTTACTCTCAGCCAAGACCCAACACTTTCACAGTTATACAAGCCTGAGAACGCTTACGCGCTCATGCGTGATGCAATGCGTCACCAAGGCATCCTGAATGTCGAGGAGTACTTAACGCCTCCCGATCAGATACCACCTCCGCAGCCTGATCCTAACGCGGACATGCAAATGCAGATGGTGGCTAAACAGCTCGAGATCCAAGATCGTCAAGTTTCGATCAGTGAGCAGAAGGCAGCTCTGGAAGCCCAGATTGCCCAAGCCAAGTTGGAGCTCGACAGCATGAAAGCACAGAACGAACTGGCGATCCGGTCGGATAGTCAGGACCTCAAAGAGGAACAGTTCTTGCACAAACAGCGGATAGACCAAGCCGAGCTACAGCTCGCCCGTCTAAAGCAAAACTAAGGAAAGCAAATGAGCACCACAGAGCAAGAAGAGCAAATGATCCATCTCGGCGACCTCGCTGAGCAGTTAATACAAAGCGAGGCATTCTCCGTAACGATCAATTCATTAGTGGAAGCTACGTTCCAGACATTCGTCAACACTGCACCCGAGCAGGACGATGAACGTCAACGTGCCTACACGCATTACCGTGCAATCGTCGATATCACTAATACACTACGCCAGCGCGTAAGTGTTCGTGATGAAATCAACGCAAAGCATGACGGTGACAACAACCAAACTGAAGAGGAAAGCTGAGACCATGTCAAACAACGTCCCAGATAATACTCAAACAAATACCCCGCTGTCTGTCGATGACGCGGCGGATGCACTCTTGGCTCGCTGGACTGACGCTGATGAAAATCAGCCATCAGAAAGCGATGTTCCAGAGGCAGCAGATACGGAACCCACCTCCGAGACTAATGGTTCCGATCTGGTCGATGAGCAAGATACCGAAGTCGAACTAGACGACGATCAAGATCTTGAAGGCCCTGAAGAAGAGGAGCTCGACGAAGACGACTACGAAGATGAAGATGATCAAGAAGAAGAAGAGACAGAGGAAGAGGCCGAAGAAGCCCGTAAACTGTCCAGTGATGATCTTGTCTCAGTAACCGTTGACGGAGAGACCCATCAGGTACCTGCTAAGAAGCTTGCGCGTCTTTATGGACAAGAGGCCTCGCTCACCCGAAAGTCTCAAGAACTAGCTACCCAGCGTAAAGCTGCAGAAGAGGCAGTGGGTAAAACCAGTGCAGTTATGCAGCGGATGCTTGAGAAGGCTGAAGAGGCTTATAAGCCTTACGCCGATGTCGATATGTTGGTCGCGTCTAAGACCATGTCCGACTCGGACTTCGCGCAATTGCGTAAAGAAGCCCAACAAGCTGAGGATCAACTTAAGTTCCTTCGTGAAGAAGCCGACACCTACTACTCATCAATGCGATCTGAGCAAGATAAGCTTCTGCAGGAGCAAGCCCAGACAGCAGTGAAGGTGCTGCAAGAAGCAGTGCCGGAGTGGTCCAATGAGCTCTATAATGACATCCGCACTTATGCGGTTGCCCAGGGCTTGCCGGAAGAACAGGTGAACATGATCGTCGATCCTAACTCGATCATGATCTTGAACAAGGCGCGTCTTTACGATCAGGGCAAGAGAGTTGCCTCTGTCAAACGTAAGAAAGCATCAACAAAGAAGACTATGCGGTCGCAGAAAGCACCGCCTAACTCAAAGCAATTAAGAGCCGAGAAACAGGCTAAAGCGCGAGCAAAGCTTCACGCATCCGGTAACGATCTCGACGATATTGCAGATGTGCTTATGGGACGCTGGGAAGAGTAAAAAACCCGCTGAACACATTGAAAGGAAAAAACAATGGCAGCATATACAACTTATGACCAGGTAGGACTCGCGGAGTCCGTTGACGATATTATTAGCGATATCACACCCAGTGATTGCCCTTTTTACAGCCTGGTAAAGAACGAAAAAGTAAAAGCCCGTACATTCGAATGGCTTTCAGACGAGC